TTTGTTGTGACATATTTAAGTGACAGTTATAGTTTTGGTTACAGCGCATCCATTTGAAAGATTGACTGTAAATGTGTAGACTCCTGGATCAACTACAGTAGCAGAATCTGTGGTGGATATTTCAACATCCATAGGATCTTTCCAAGACACACTACTGACAGTGTCGAGAGTAGTATATGATGCTGTTAATGTAGTGGGCGAACATGCTTGGGTAACATTAGTAGTTACTACAATAGAAGTATTGCCTAAAGGAGAAAGTAATTTAATTTTGTTAAAAGAAGAGTTAGGGCGATCAATAGTTGCATATGAGACCTGATCTCCAATAATTGGATTATGTTCTAAGCAATCTAACAGAAATATAGAGGATGGCCAAGTATCCGGATCCCAAAATACAGCGTCATCATAATAGAATCTTATAGCACTACTAAAATTTGATAAGGTATTAGCAGACGTATACACCTTTCCATTAGACATCTCTATTCTAAAGTCTGGAGTGTGAAAGCCGAACCAAGTAGAAGCAGGATTATGTTTTGCTGTACATAATATGCTATAGGACGATCCTCCTGTAGCAGCGATGGCGTGTTTAGAAGCGGCTCCGAAGAGTGCAATACTTACATTATCCATTAGCGTTGCAAAGGCTGTGGAGAAGTTAGGATCGCCTATTTGAACTTCTGAAGGTACTACCAAAGAGCAAGAAGGACAGTCTGTGATATCGTCTACATAATAGGGTGATGTAGCTGGATCTAGATCCAAGTCGTAAGAAGTAGATAGAGTACCAAAAAGATCTGTTGTGTACACTCGCATACTCTTTACATAAGTAGTTGCGGCCTGAGTACCTACAGAGTTAACACCAAATTTATATAAACCTAAATAAGAGTTGCTACATCCGGAAGATGTGCATCCTCCAGCTTGAACAGTAGTGGTAGCTCTATCATAAGGAGCTGTAGGGCCGCACACACCGCTTAACCGTGCATTTATATTAATCTCACCGTCTATATAGATACTATCATTAGTAAGCTTAATGACAGGATATGAACTACCAGTAAATTGACCGTCATGAGACGTTTGTGCTGTAGACGTGCAATCGTATTCGGTAGTTGCTATCGTAATAGTTGCTTGGTCTTCACAACCGATTGTAGCTTGTTGGCATAAATCTATCGTATAAGAACCAGCTTTCGTAGTAAGAGAACATTCATCATCATGATCTAAACAATCGGACGTGAAATTAGGATCGTCTTCTACACCGCCATACAAAACCTTTAAAGCATCTGCATAGTAAGTATACTTACATTTTATGCATGGGGATACAGAGTATTTTCTCCTATTTAGATAGGAGATCATTTCTTGTACGAACTTACATTTTATCTTAGTTACATCCGCAAGGAGCATCATCTTCACAATCGGTTACGGTGGCTGCATTATATAAAGTACACCAGTCTGTGCAAGAACAAGACGTACAGCTAGCGTCTGCAATCTTTAAAGCGTGATAAGACAGTGCTTTGATGATGTTATCTGGATCGCTGTTAAGCTCGTTGAACACATCTGTCATTGAGCATGTAAGGTCACAATCCACTAATACACATTTAGACTCGGTAACAATATTTGATTCGTCGTCGGTTTGCGTAATAAGTAAATAATACACTCCATCGGGTAGAGGATCACCTGCTTCTAATCCTAAGGCTTCAGAGTCGAGAGTATAGGTATCTGATAATCCAATACCTAAATCAAGCAAATCTATTACTTCATAAGTAGTAGTACAGGCGTGGGTAACCGTAAGAGTAAGAGCTATGTTATCGTCTAAAAACAAGTCCGATGTAATATCAATCGAAGTACAATCGGAGGCTACAGTAGTTGTCATAAGTTTTAAATATTAAACGCCAGCTACCCTCGCTATATTAGCAATTGGTACCTCAGCAATAGATGTAATAGATGCTGTAGAAACTTCTGCTATAGAAGAAAATAGGAAGCTATTAATCGGTGAGTAAATATTAAGAAAGGCAATTCCATTATGCCAGTATTGCGTTTGGCCAGGATCTATACCCAAGTTAGATCCAAGATAAGGGGCTCCATTATTCCAACTTTTAATTATATCCATAGCTTAAGCATTTACAAACGAGAAATCATCTATATTAACCCATCCCGTAGTGCCGTCTACTACTATATAGAACTCGAGTACCCCATTATCTGTAACAGCAGCAGTTGTGCCAGTAAGCAGCTCCCAACCACCAGTAGACGCTGCAGTAGCAGTATCTAACAAAGTATCGGAAGTTATTCCTAAATTATAATTAGCTTTAACATATAATTTAGCAAAGTTACCATTGTAGTCGGTTCCATCGCCTACAACAGACTCTCTAACATAAAGAGAAGGAGTGCAAGTCTCACCGCTATTTATAGGAACTTTAAAGGTAGCTAATTTGTTGGACGCTGTAACAGAAGCAGATTTGGGAGCGATTCTTAAAGAAGGCGAACTAGTGCGATAGATAGTAGTGTCCGGAGTTATGAGGGCTTGTCTAACATATAAGCAGTGGTTGCCTGTAGAAGTATCTTTTCTCTGGATAGCTACATATGAGCGGTCATCTAAGTTAGCATACGCTGTAGAGGTAATTTCTGTAGTAGAGTCGAGAGTGCAGTTATTAAGCGTTACCTGTAAGCCTAACCCTACACCAGATACAGTAATATCACTGGTTGTATGTGCTACAGTAGATCCGAATGCACATGAATTAAAGTTAATGATGCCTGTAGCGGCTGCTGCATTTGCTATTAGTAAGCCAGAAGGTTGTCCTACTCCGCTACGTCCTCGAATAGTACAACTGTTAAAGTCAGCATGTACTCCGGACGTAGGCATTGCAATTCCAGCTGTAGTGTTGCCCGCGATTAAACACGAATTAAAAATGTTTACTCCTATTAAACTGCTAATACCATTAGCGCAAGATACTATATTAGCTCCAGTAATAGTTCTATTTATACCTCCGCTAAATGACATGCCCGTAGCGCACGAATGGATCGTAAAATTAGTAAATGTTTGAACAGCTGATACACTAAAAGTAGGGGCTGCTGTTAGACCAGTGCTGCAACCGGCTGCCCTATTGTCTGATATAATACCACTTGCTCCAGTCCAAGCATTTATAGCATAACCAGTACCGAAGTTTACTCCAGCAGAACTACCTGCTACGAGATTACCCGTTACAGTAAAAGTTGGAGTTCCGGAGTTCCCTCCGGATATAGCGAATCCTGCTCCAGCTGTGCCTCCCGTAGTAGAGCACAGAACGTTATTGGTTACAGTAAAGAAAGCACCATTATTTAATGCATTTCCTACCAGTCCACTAGTTGTTGCAGGATTCTTGAATATACAAGAATTTAGCGTAACCGAATTAGTAGATGTGTCCAGATGTTGGAATTCAACTCCACGCTTGTTTGAAGTACTACTACCGAAATACTCAACTTCAACATTATCGAGATATCCAATAGAAGAAGCTTTAAAGCATATGAATGTAGCTACAGTAGCTGATGTACCTACGATTTTTACATTAGAGTTTATGTTTGCTACTTCTCCGACTACATCTCCAGTGCCCGAGTGAGCTGCAGATAAGCCTGCACTTAAGGTAACTTGAGTAGCAGAATCAACTGTAGATATAGTTTTGGTTTCTCCAGCTGTAGAAGTAGCACTTGTAGAAGGAAAGAATAGTGTATCATTATTTTTCCATCCAGAAGTGGATACAACTTGAATAGAAGTTGATGTAGCAGCCTCGTCTGAAGTTAATAGTGTCCAGCGTTGTTTGCTTTCTCCGTAAGCAGTAAACTCGCCTTTGCGACGAACATCAATTCCGAAATCTAAAGTAGTAGAACAATCTAAAGTTAGAGTAAATGATGAAGTTGAAGGCATTCTACTACCAGACGTCGCGAGTCTTAAAATCCCTCCGTTGTAAACTACAATATTCCCGGAAATTTTCTGAGTATATGTAGTAGAGGCGGAGGTTCCTGCTAAAACTATGCCACCAGCAGATATAGATAATGCTGGGGTAGAAAGACCTGTAGATCCAGATCCATAATCTGTAGCGGAAGTATCATCCAAAGTAACTGTACGTGTAGTTGTAGTTGCTGCAGCAGTCCATTCGCCCATTACAAATCTGTCGTCACCTGCAACAGGCGCTTGAGTTGTAGTAGTTCTTAGAAACTTCGCAGGCGTAGTGACGTTTGCACCATACAAGCTAATCTGTGTAGCATTAGAAGTCTTGTACCTGATTGAGTAGTTATTAGCGGCCAACAGTAGCACTGGAGCAGAAAACTTAAAGAAGTACCAACCTCCATCAATGTCGGTTGAAGTAGCGTCTACAAAGTCAGAGCAGTTTATGGTGACCTCAGTGCCAGCTACTGAAGCGGCTGCAGTGTGATTGTATAATTCTGTTGAAAAAGTACCTGTTGTTCCAGTACGAGCAGCAAATCTCAAACCAATACCATCTACAGTAATTGCTCCAGGGGTAAATTGTGCAAGACCTGTAGAATAAGCAGTAGGTACCACATTAGCAGACGCTTCGCTTTCGGCAAAAGAACTAGAATCGATAAGTGCCCAAGTTGAAGCAGAAGTGTTATTGCCGTTTGCGACGGCCATTAATCTTGCCATGATTGTTTATGTTTAAGCAATTTCAACTAGGACTAGTTGTGGGTTAAAATAGATTATGTCAGCAGTATACGCTATACCTAATACTTGCACTACTTCATTAGTAGCAGAGGGAGCTGTTTGAGTGAGCGTATTTGTAGTAGTACCTGTAAGTGATAGATAAATAGGCTGTCCTGGAGTCCAGTTCCATGCATCTTTGCGGGCGAAGCCTTGAAGAAGATATGTAGCTGAATTTCCTGTAGTAACAGTTTCTGTACAAAGGGCTACAGCATAGGAAGTTGCAATTACAGATGCATCGGCCAGTTGTGCCTCTGATGTAGCATTTATAAAAACAGCATCTCCAAATGCTTGATTTTCATTAGCAGTGAATGTAGCAGTTAGTCCTGAGACTGTTAAGTTAGTAGTAGGAGATGCAGTTAAATCTGTGTCTGCATCTAATGTGGTGGTAGAAAGCCGAAGAGGGCGTTGTTTAGTGCCATCTCCAACTAGAGACGTGTCGTGGTAAACTTTAGTCAATGGAGACGCTACCGCGACTAAGTTAGATTCACCATATACTATATTCATAAGTTAAGTTTTTAAACTGAAGTAACTGCTTCCCATGCAGTGGTATAAACATTAAGTTTATTGGTAGTGGTGTTATAAATTATTAATCCTGCTACAGGAGAAGCAATAGCATTTCTCTCCGTAGTGGTCATTCTAGGTAGAAGAACCCCTTGTACTGTGGAAGTGAATGTTACTAACGCTGGATCAGTAGGAGCTACAGATGTATTATAGAATGTAGTATTATCTTCGTTAACTGTAACTATATTTTGTACAGTACCTAAAGCATTAGAAGTTGCGAGTGTAATGTTGCTTGAAGAGCCCGCATTAGTATCACCTTGAGAGATGCTTACAGAAGTTGTAGATCCACTAGAATTTGCTCCGGTAATAACAATCTCGGCACCATCTGCAGCATCAATTGCTGTTGTACTAAGAGCAATACCTGTAGGAGGATAAAAATACAAGCTGTGAGTCTCACCTGATGTACTGGAACGATATAATACAGGTTGATCTAAGTCCGAAGTTAAATTCAGTTGAAATGTCTCATCATTATTTATATCTGATGCAGTTAGTCGCATTAAACTCGCGCTAAGACGAGATTCATAAGATAGATACATGCCGCTATTATTAGTCCAAACTAAGCTGCCCGTATTAATATTAGCGTTAGAATAAGTAGTTGCGTTTACAGATGTAGACATACCAAAGCTACCTTCTAGATCTCCAATCTGAAAAAGGAGAGCTGTTGCTTCAGAATTAGATGTATCTATAATCTGGCTACGATTAAGATTCAGCGAATCATACTTCACAGACAACCCTGCATATTGAGCTGTAGGAGCCTCTAAAAATGACATATCTAGGTATTGTTCGAAAGTTAGACCATAATCGTTAGCAATTTCTAGTGTGCCTGCTTTGCTAGTTACATAGAGATCTGCGGGATCTTCCACAACATCGAATGGAGTTCCACTAGATGCTCTACTTAGGCTAACACTTCCATTACCAAGAACGAGTGTTTGAACCAAGTTAACAGTCTCTCTTTCGTAATCTACGTTGATTACTGATGCAGAAAATTCGTTATTAGGTTGGAAATAAAAGTAGTTCGCTTCGTCTACATCATCCGAAAATTGTAAAGATCCAGTAGCATAGTCTAATGATACTACTCTATCTGTAGAAATAGTACCATTGCTAGAGTAGAGCGTGTCGACACCTGCGGAATCTATATCATTCCAAGTAAAGGCCTTCGTAGTAGGGTTATAAACTAAAAGTTGAGGATTACTTGTAGAAATTCCAGAAGTATCAAAACGAAGGCGGTCGTTAAGAATACCTTTACCTTTAAAAGGACTTTCTAAAGAAAGTTCAGTAGTTTTATATTTAAAGGACATGTTGTTAAGCTTTAGTATAAGAGAGTGTAAGCGGTATACCTGCAAGTGGGAACTTGTAAGCTACTGGATAGAGGGGTGGATTTAAACCAAACTTACCAAGTTTGAGTTCGGTAGAAATGGTAGAGTCTTTCTTAGCCTTAAAGGTATAGGTAAACAAATGTTGAGTTCCCTCTAAAGTAGATCCAAAAGGATTACTCCATACGTGGCGTACATTGCCTTTAGCTAACTGCCATAGACCGAAATCGTCCGCAGAAAGCTGAAGAGGATTATCTTGTGGAAAACTAATGCCTACGAATTCGACATTCAAAGGATTGAAGAGTATTGCAAACTGGTAAGCTGTGATATTAGTAAAGTCGGAGACTTTAAAGTCTACAGAGAAGTTTTGATCTTTTTTGATTGGCCCATCTTGAATAGACCAGGGTAGTGATTGTGCCATATTTATTTACCTATGATTATAAACGACCACTTATATGTAGTGGAAGCGGTTAATGTTTGAATATTATTAAATGTAAAGTTAGTGGTGGATGTAGAATTTACATAAGGTTTAACAGTAGGACCATATGTAGCAGAATTAAGGTCTCTTTCAGAAAACACAACCACTGGAGCAACCGTATAAGCCGAGTCAAAGGTGACTGTAAACATAGTACCTACAGAAGAGATAGTAGTTCCTGTAATTAAAGTCGCTTCGAAACCAGCATCAGTACCTACAAGTGTAAGAGTGGCTCCAGATCCTACTATAGAAGACGATCCCAGAGTATAAGAAGGTGTGGCAGAGTTACCAACAAAATGGGTAGAGGTAGTCTCTCCTACTACTTCGAGTTTAGTGGATGGACTTGTAGTGCCTATTCCAGTATTTCCATCAAAGTAGTTAATCGAGTTATTACCTTCTTGTACAAATCCGTAAGCAGATGCATCATCTACAGCTGCATAGAATGCTGTATAAGTATCGCCTATAGCTGTTAAGGTAGGTGCCACTTGTACACCATAACCATCTCCCGTATGTGTGCCGGTCTGGTTTATAGTTGGAGCAACTTTTATAGATACGTAATCCCCAGCTCCTGATGATGGAGCATGGGTACCAACTACCTTTAGAACCGAGAAAGGTCCATCAGAGCCATCCGAAATGGATGCGTGAGTAATACCTAGTATGTCATAAGTTCCTGCTGCAGAATGGATACCCTCTATAGTTAACCCACCGCCTGTATACGATACAGACCCACCAGCAGTAGTGGTTTCATAAATGCGTGGCAGGCTTTCATTATCGCCCCATTGAGTGTAACCAGAAGACAATACTTTTACAATGTCATTGCCCGACGAGTTCTCTGCTAATATTGTAGCTGAGCCTGCCGAGTTATGATTTCGAGCATGAATAGTCGCCGCTGGAGTAGCTGTACCTACAGCTAATTTCATCTGTGCACCAGGAGTAACCGTAATATTGGAATCTGCCCCGAAAGCACCAGAGTTGTAGTATTGAAGATTATAGTTAGTCCCTGCTGGCGATCCACCACCAGTGGCAGTTTCCCATGAGGGTAGACCAGCAGTTACGGTAAGAACTTTTCCAGCGCTTCCTATGGGAAGTCTAGTAAAATAACCACTAGAATTTCTATAATATATATCCCCTGTCGCATCAGATCCAAGTGTAAATCTAACTGTACCTGTTAATCCAATTTCGCTACCTGGTATGTCCGCTCTAAGAAGAATCCCAGAAGGATCAAGATAAACAGAAGCCTCATCAGCTCCATATAGGAATGAAAAGGTACCACCTGTGCCCTCAGTTAGATTAAGCAATGCTCGACCATTTACAGCGGCATCTCCTAATCTAAATATTACACTCTCTGAGCCTACTAATGCCGTTCCTTCAAATGTAAGATTTCCAGCTAAAGTAGCTGTTCTACCTGCAAGAATTGTACCATCAGAATTATAAATATTAGTAGCAGTTGGAGTAGTCCATGAAAGTGTTCCAGAGCCATCTGTCGTTAACATCTCTCCGGCAGAACCATCTGTTGTAGGAAGAGTTAATGTATAGTTTGATGTAAGTGATCCTGTAGCCGGAGGAACAATTGCAACGTAATTAGAGTTATCTGAGTCATAAAAACGAATACCAGATCCAGCTAAAAATTGAGTCTCACCTGAAGAGTTAATTCGGACTCTCTCTACTGGAGTAGTAGATCCGGCTGGAGCAGTGTGTATACTAATATAAGTAGGAGAAGACATTACAGAATATGTCCCATTAGCGGAAGCTGTTATTGCTCCTCCTAAGGCATAGGCACTTGAAGTTGATCCATTGAAAAGCAGGGATCCTATGTATCTTCCTGATGCATGAGCAGTAGCATGAGAATTCCTAAACTCAATTCTGGGAACTCCTGTGGTATAAAATACGTCAGGAGCTGTGATATCTTGTAGATAGACAAGTGGACCAGTTCCATTAGATGAGTTTAGTTGTACTGTTCCTCCAGTACCCGTTGTAGATAGTGAAGCAGATGTGGTATTAGATGTTATAGTTGCAGTCGCAGTACCAGCAGTAGAAACTTGGGCAAAGGTTGAGGTTGTGTCAGAAAGGGAGAGATCAGCAAATGTTGGAGACGAGGTTGTAGCAATGTCTTGCGGTGTTGATAGAGCAATTGAATTTGCACCGTGAGTAACGGTAACTTGATTAGCTGTTCCAGAAACTGTCTTGTATTCCAAGGCCCCAGCAGCAGCATTCATACCTAATACTTGGTTAGCTGTCCCATAAGCTGTAAGACCAGTACCACCTTTAGTATTAGAGAGTGTACCTCCAATATTGTTAAGAGTTAAGTTAGCCTCAGTGACATCAATAGTTGGATCACCTGATACACCATTACCATCAGTAATAGACACCTTAGAAGATCCAGCTGTAATTGTTCTTCCCGTAAAAGTATCCGCAGCAGTTTGCGTAAGTAGTCCATTTGTATTGTAGGCAGCTAAAGCATTTAAGGTAGCATCTAAAGTAATATCTGTACGAGTAGCTCCTGCATTATCAGCTGCAGTTATTCCTCCACCAATAAAATTCATTATTGTCCTGGCTGTTACAGCAACACCTTCCTCTTGTATAGTATCGTATCCAGAACCACCTGCTCCTGCAGCCGTCGATGTGATGGTTAATGTGCCAGCTACATCAGAATATGTAAGAGTTATATCCGTACCAGCAACTAAAAGAGTGGCTACACGATCCTCTACAGCCTCTTCAAAGTTAGTGATGGCAGTAGAATTTATTTGAATCGCTCTATTAGAAGCTGCTGTAACTCGACCTTTAGAGTCGATAGTTAACTCTGGGTATGCTGAGCCTGCAGAGTTTCCGTATGAGCCGGCAGTAACACCAGAAGTAGTAAGGACAGCCGTAATTGCAGGAGTAGCGTCAGTGTAAGTAAAATCGATATCTGCCGAATCCGTAAGAATCGTTCCTACAGCATCCTGTGCCTGTTCGTCAGAGTAGGTTGTAGCTGAGCCAATAGTTAGTGTATTGGAGGGATCGTCATATGTTAGAGTAATCCCAGAGCCTGCTACCAAAAGTGCATTTACAACGTCTTGTACGCTTTCAGTAAAATCAGATACTTGTGTCGAGTCGATACTTATGGGAGTTTCTATGGCATCGGTAAGCCTGCCTTTATCATCCACGGTTATAACTACTACACGATCCACATCTCCATAAGAATCGGCTGTTACTCCAGTTGTCGTAAGTTCTGCAGTTATATCTGCACCAGCTATAGTGAAGTCTATATCTAGCGAATCAGACGCAGTGGATAAAGTTCCTGTGCCTGAAGGGAGACTATACCAGCCTTTTGCTCCAGCTCCATTTGTACCATAATAATATGTATTACCTGGAGAAGCCGAGTCGTTAGTTAATTGTACCGAAGATCCGGATATTGTAACTGAAGCAGGAAGAGTCAATGCTTGAACCGCTCCGCTACCTGCAGAATAACGACCTATAAGTCTAGTCGAACTCGAATTCGAAAGAGTGTTGTGAAGAGCTGAAGTTAAGTGGTAATATTGACTAGCAGTACCACCCTGAAGAGAGGCTAAATCGTTATGCTCTGGAAAAGCTGTTACAGCGAAGTTAGATCCATCGTGCATCAGAATATCTCCAGATACAGCCGCAGAATCGTCCAGCTTAGAAAGCGGTAGCGTACCTCCTAATTCGGAGAGATTAACATTAGCTGGATTAAAAGTGATAGATACTCCAGTAGGTACGAATACGGAATTATTTCCAGAAGTGATGGTTATATCATTCGTGGTGGAAGTTAAGTTACCTAAGGGTAATCCTGTGCCAGCTTCCAGGGAGGTTTCTAAGTCTTGTAGAGCCTGTTTAATGGTGCGATTATCTAAAATAATACCACCAGTGAACGACCCTAAATTAGTGGATCCTAAAGAAACCCCACTTAAAGTTCCTAAAGCATTTAGATTAACTTTGTCTGCTGAACTCATTACTCCAGCTAGCAATGTGGTTGCTGCTGGAAGAGTCGTGTCTGTACCAGTAGAAGATTCTAGAAGAATTGTTGATCCAGCTGGAGTGTTCGAAAGATTTGTAGCCGCTGCTGGAGTTATTTCTTCGTCTATGATAAGCTTTATCGCCTTATACAAAGAAATAGAATCGTTATAAACGGCTACCGACTCTACGGCAGCTGGATAATTATTTGCTCTAGAAACGTTCTTAGGTAACTGATATTCTTTTATTTTATCTATTGTTAAGGCCATACGAAAGAAAAAAATTGGGGAGATTTTACTCTCCCCAATGTTTGTTTAGTCAAGAGAGACAATTGCACCATTAGTAGGAGTTGAAGCAAGCCAGTTGTTCAACACGCCATCAAAAGTTGCGATAAGTGGATTAGTTGTAGTTCCAGTAGAGTAACGAGGAATACAGATGATCTCACGATAGGGCGAGACTACAGTATTAAACGTGTCGATGTGGTCAGCATTCTGGTGAAGAATGTTATACACAACATAACCACCAATTCCGTCCACAATCGGAGACGGGAAGTTAATTACGGGATCTTCAGTATGGCGCAGTGAATACTTACGCTGTCCATGAGTTGCTTTATAAAGCAAATCAAGTGGACGGTACTGACCTTGACCTTCGTCTGCGAATTCTGCTTCGAGATTCTGTACGGTATCGAAATCGAAACCTGCAGTAAGACCCACCTGTACGCGAGTTTTAACCTCTGGAATATAGTCCACGTAAGCAGTACGCTCGTCAAGACCAATAATCATGAGGATTTCTCCGCGCGAAAGAGTAACCTCTCCAGCTTCTGCCAGATCAATAGTTTCAATAGTCCAGGTAACGTTACCAATGGCATCTCCAGAAGCAGCTACAGCAGCGTTCTTAATAGACGATGCAAGAGCTTCCGTCAGAGTGATATTACGAAGACCAGTATCAGTATTCAAAACAGGCAGAACATCACCGGCTGCGAGGGCCGTCGAAGGAGCTCCACCGGCATTTCCACCGATTGCAGTACCAGTAGCTCCGACAGTGTTGACTAAGAGTGCCAGTACAGGCCAATTGGCCGGAAAACGAGTGTTAAGATTTAACAGCTGCGAATTACGGCTGATATTCCAAGCCATATAGGTAGTAATTCAGTCTACTGCTTGGGCATCGGTATAACCAAGATCTGTGAAATTGGGAGACGTGACGGAGGCGTGCAGGACAGAGGCTTCTTGAATCGAGTGCGATTCTTGAATACGGCGACCGCGCAGAGCTACAGACAGTGAGTAGGTAGTCTCGTCCAGAACATTGATTTCACCTGTAGAGCCCACAGTGTTACCTACCACATAAACAGAGTGCGTAGGCTCACGATAAGCTTGTTTAGTGACACGTACTGTACCTTTCCCATTGATAGGGTTAGTACGCTCGTAAGGACGTACCCACAACGGAGAAGAAGCGGTAGCAGTAGCCATAGAAGCGGCATATTCGCCACCTTGATAGATAGCGAGAACAGGAGCTTCTGCAATAGTCGGAGTAGCATCAGTAATGGTGTTCAGAGCAACGGTTCCGTAAATAGAATCGGAAACTGTAGCAAGCTGGCCATAAGCCAAATTTACGTTAGGAAACGTAGACGAATTGATGTTACCCGAGGTGGGCATCGTAGATTGCCCTTGACGAGCTACAATGAAAGTCTCAGTAGCACGTTTGCGTGTGTTAATCATAAGTGTAGAAATTATTCGTGTGAAAAGACCTTTTGATTTCTCAATTGAATATATTCGGGGTTCTCTATAGCAAGGGAAGCTATCTGGGTAGCTATATCTATAATCTCACTGTGAGTGTGCTCAGGAAGTTCGAAAGTTGTAGCAGGATAAACTACCCCATTTATATAGGTGTAATTTCCGAATGATACTCTTTGAGGTCTTTTTAAGTATTCTAAGTACACATTAGTAATAGTGTAATCAGACGGATAAATATATATTGACGTTGAAACATGATCCGTAGATGAGCTACGACCATAGTTAAACGGAATATACTCTAAAGAAGGAGAATTAAATGGATCAGAAAGAGCCTCTCTATAATCGTCATGCTGCACAAACTTTAACAGAACTTGTTTGGTACAAGTAGCATCTACTTGCAAATCACAATATCCTGACAAGAAATGCAGATAAGTATATAAAAGCTCAGCTAAATCCACTTCGTACACTCCGCTATCCAGAGTAGGGGTAATAGCAGGCTGTAAAGGATACTTTACGACAAGAGTAGACAAATCGTCGATCCTTTTCTGTGAAGCTTCGAAGCCCAGACGTTTTGGATTAGACAAAGCAGATATGCGCTGTTTAATAAAAATATCTTGGGCTTCATTTAAAAGCCAGTCTACCTCAGCCTTATTAAAATCGGGGTTAGACAACGTGTCTATCCTATCCATAGATAGGCGAAATTGGTAGTGGGCTTCTTCTATAGTCATAATTTTTTAGCAATTTCTGCTTGAAGATCTTCTACTTCAGAAGATTTCTTCGGATTAAGAATAAAGTCTACAGCTTCAGAATAGCGATCGCCAATGACTATAGGACCAGTAGGCCTTAAGAATGTGTAAGTATCTTGCTTTTCTTTAACTACTCCAGTATCAATAGCTTGCGCTAAGATAAATCGAGCTTCGAATTCTTCTCGCCCACTAGGAGTTTTAAGAAGAGAAATAATGTTATTAAATTTCTCAATATTAGACCCTGGGGTTGAAGTAGATTTGTCAATAAACTCGTATAAGAAGTTATTGACTTGCTGATTTGTAAGAGCAGTTTTAGAGTTGGAAATACCTAAGAGAGTAACCAACTTACGTTTATATACATCGGTTAAATCGGGAGAATCTAAGGCGGCAAAAGCTTTAAGCTTAATTTGTGTACGACTGTATTTAATATCGTCCGATTCGTTCTCGAGAGCTATATACCATTTGGCTTTTGGCCACTTGTGAGATAACCACTCGCGTTCAGAATTTGCTACAAAAGATGATGCAAGCATCACATAATAACCTAATTCCTGATCCATGTCGGACATATCAAATACGGTACAACCATCCTTAATACGCCACGATTTCTTTGTATAGTAAGAGAGATCCTCCTCTTTTCGAGATTCCCCATTACGCCACGGACGATTATGTAGATAACCTTTAGGAAGACCGTACTTTTGCTCAAGTTTATCTTGCAGCATAAGAGTGTTTCCTCGGTCATCTTTAACGGGAAGACCGTCATCACCAATCCAGGGTGTGTAGGAAATATAGTTGGCTAATCCACCAATCTGAGGAGAGTACATAGCTCGGATGGCATCCGTAGTTCTCCCAATTTTGGTTTTCTTCATCTGTTTACCAGATGAATCGTTGACAAACGCATCTACGCGAGAAGCTGTCTCGCGGGGTCAGTGTTGTTATCGTAAAGGCTTTTTATCCTCTACTTCTTACAGTTGAATTCCTGTAAGCTCGGCATATATCACCTTCTCCACCAGGGAGAAGTTGGGCACTCTTGGGGAGATTATATCTTTTCACTCCCTATGCTCTACGGTGACTAATAGTTCCTATTAGTTTACCTCGGTATTAACAGTCTCAGCTTCTACCGATTTTGCCCAATTTTCCACTACACATTGCTGTGTAAGGGCACAGTGAGTTTGTATGCGATTTACTTGTTCTATAAACTCTGATTGTTCCATAGAGCCTTTTATGAAATTGCAAACTTTGCAACAAGGCACCACGTTACTTGGATAATATCCCTTGGTATTATCTACTCTATCTAATCCGTTGTAGAGTAATTCTACATCTTTCTTTTTATAGCGATATTCCGTAAAAGGTTCAGCACCGCAATAGTGACAGGGTAGATTAGTGAGTTTATCAAATTGCTCCAACGTAAGTGCGAACTCGTGACCTCGGGAATGGGCTTTGTGAACGTATTTATTCAAGAGTTGTGTTTTATAGAAAGCGTAATCACTTACAGTTCTATTTTTAGAAAAGCGCTCATAGACAATTTCACGTCTCAAGCAACCACAGGATTTAGTGTTTCCATACTTAAATTCTACTCTAGGTAGTTGGAGTATAGTGCCACATTTACATTTGAGTAAATATATAGGTTCGTGCACATTTTTATCTCCTTTACGTTTGAAGGAGTATCCAATTAAGCTCTCTACTGTTAACCTACCAAATGTCTTTCCCACAAGATCTTTGTGAGATTTCTTGGGTTTCCTAAAAATTAGCTCCATACTATGCTATAGACAAATACTAGTTTAGACATTTTTACTTGTTTAGTTTTCAAGTCCTTCCGAGACGATACGACGGAAGTATTTCATGTGTTATAAAAAATTGACGTCCTACTAAAAGGAGATGTAAGACGGTTGAGACTATATCAATGTTAATCAGACAGTTTACCATAACTACTGACCCCACCGTTCCGACTAGAAATCTATAGGAAGCGTATATCTTTGGAGTCAGAAAGTTCCTTCTTGGATGCCTCGGTAGTGTCTCCTGCAGCGTGTACACTGTTATCCACAGTGTCAGTAGTGCGAGCACTAGGTTTAGGCACACTAAAAAGTTCTCCATATTTAGAGGGGTTAAACAGATGCAATAGTAAAACCGGGTTGGATTTGATTTTATCCACTAAGGAGAGTGTTACGTCTATTAACCGCATAGCAATAAGCCCTAGAAAAAATCCTACGGCATTAGCGAATGCAGGGTTAATGGAAAAGTAGGCTTCTAAAGCAGGATATGTTAGGGCGGTTGTTGCACCGCCCGTAAATATCATTATTAACGCCTTTAGAAAAGAAATTCTTTGCTCGTAAGTAAGCGAGATAATTCCTCCAACAATCCCCGAGACAACTACAGATATTTTAATTCCGTACGCTTCTTCCCAGTTCATTTGTTAGAGATTAATATTCGAAATCGTAGATATATTCGCCGCAACGAGTGACGTCTTTAATCCAGAAACCTGCCGAGCCTTGAGCAGCCACGTCATAACCGTTTTTCAGAGCAGTTACTTGACCACCTTTGGTAGGACCATTAGGACCAACAAGGCCCACAGTGTAACCGTGTACAAAGGAGTTTTTCACTTTCAACATCATGACGTTGTTATCTTGACCGGAAGAACCCAAGTCTAAGAAAGTGAAACGTGCCGAGTCGACAGGAATATTCGGGAATTGCGGGTGCATACGCTTAGAGAACTCGCGGCTATCGTACATTGGATTTTTGATGATATCAACTACGATACCTTCGGGACCATTGTAGCGAGTGAACTGCGCTCCATAAGCAAGATGCGGAGTTTGAGTCGGAGAAGCAACAGCATTAATGAAGTGAGTGTCAACAGTCAAGAAGCCATTAGCAACAGCTGCGAGAGCATCATGCCATAGCATCGAACCGAGAGTACCCGTCATTGCTGTTACAGCGCGATTGGTTTCGTCTTCACGCGAATAGAAGATATCAAACAGATAGTCTTTGAGACCTGTTACAGTCAGAGGACCATTGTAATATTCTATCCACGAGTCTTTGAGTTGCTCGCGCATACCAGGACCTGTTTTGCATTATATTCGTATAGCAGCGTTACCTGCTATACCGTCCTTTGAGGGACTGCTCTAAGTTACCATAGAGATTAGACCATATCATCTTCCCGGAGGGAAGTCTGCCTTTTCGACTCACTTGAGTCTACTCCCGTTAGGGATGGTCGTTGAACGTTCAATAAATAAATTTGCTCTACATGCTTAAGAAATTCCTCCTGAGATCTATCAGACTTAAAGGAGTTACAATATTTACAACAAGGAACTATGTTTCCAGAAATATAACCTAAAGTATTGTTTACTCGATCTATTCCTTGATAGAAAGCCGTGATACCTGTATCCCTAGTACGCTTGTTTGTTGGAGCAGAACCACAGTAATAACATTTGGACTTAAATAGAGGAGCTAACTCTTCGAGCGATAAAGAAAATTCAATTTTTCGTTCTTTAGCCTTTTTTACATATTCCCTATATACGTCTTTATGCATATATAATTCTGCGTCTGAAAACATTCTTTCTTTTAACTCGGTTTTGTACTTATGATAGCATTGCATACATGCAGTAAAACCATCGGAAAGAATGTTAGATATTTTCCTTGTTACATGTGTAGAGTCTCCAGTTGAAGTATTTCCACATTTACACTGGAGAATATAAGTTCCATCTTCTTCATTATAGGACTGTATAGTAAAATCTCCTATTTGTTGTCCTAATTGATAATGTATCATAACTTAAAATTTATTTAAAGTTTCGCTGCTGATTTTCCTTAGGCGGCCTGTGCTAAGGAGGTTCCAGCAATTAAGCAGATTTTTCGACACACCTTACGATATGAAGGGACCAATGTATTAATCCAATACTTATCTTTTCCAGGTTGAGTCTGTTTTTTACCATAGACCATCTGGACTTCCATCGATTTGTAGAGTTCATCCCACATACGAGCTTCATAGTAAGGTTTGAAGCTTTCGAAAACTTTAGAGTTTCCGTTAGCGTCCGTAGCCATGAAGTTGAAAGCTAAGCGGCCTTCTTCGCGCATTGCCCCATCCGTTACGTGAATCGACTGAGCAAAGTAGCCAATTTGCGATTCGAGTAAGAACGAGTTGGGAGCCTGTTGGGTACCAAACCATTGGTTGTACTCGGAAGGAACCGAAGTCCACACTTTGTTGAACTCTTTACCCGGATCGAGGTATGTGTTAGGCATGTATATCGTAGGATTATCGCCTTGGATTTTCACGATATAAATGAAGCCTGTACCATCGGGAATTGGTCCTTCTTGAATAGCGAGGGGGTATTCGTTATCTTCGCCGAAGAGCACGTCGGGATGTGCGTAATAATCAATATTCAGTTTGATGCGGAACGTAGTATTGTTGAGACCGGGATAGTCGTTCGTATCTTCGAGGTTCTCAAGCGAAATACCAAAGCGCTCTTCGGCACCAGTTAAGCGCCAACGATAGACATCGGTGGATACTTCTTTAGTACCAATTTTTTTAGCACCAGTCATGCCAAGCAAAGGTTTGGCTGTGAAATAGCGAGAGCGTGCAGAATAAATTTTCATCAAAGCGCTTTCGAGCATTTCAGGTTTTCCAGTTTCATAGGCTGCGCCCAGATACTGCGAATCTAAGAAATTGCCACCAAAGCCTTCGAGTTTTTTAATAACTAGTTGTGAGCCAGGAGTTGCCATAATTAATAGTCAAAATATTGAGAGAGATTTATTCCAGAGGATGTTTTAGACTCGGAAACTGATCCCTTTACTTTTGCTTTAGAATCGATCTTTTGATCTAAAAGTGTTTTAATAGATTTGTTGGCTCGACTTTCACCTTGTTTAATAAATTTTTCAAGGTTGAATCCTTTTTTTGGATCATATGCGTCGACCAGAATTGTACCTAATTGTACTAGATGTTGAGGATTAGATTTAATGCTGCGAATTGCAAAATCGAATTCGGTACCTTTACCGTCCTCGGTCTGTAGTTCGTTGAAGAAAAATCCCTTGATTTTGCTTTGTTTTGTAGTATCCTCAACTTGCTGAGTGATTGCATTACTAATTTCGGTGATTGCTTTTTCAGCAGCTATCTTAGCATTTCTACGATCGGTTTCAGCTTTATTATTTAAAGCTTCTAACTTTTCCGTTTGAATGTCTTTAAGCTCTTGTAAGTATTCGGCAGCTGATTCAGAAAGTAAATCCGAATCTTCTAACCTATTTACAATCTTTTGAATTTGCTCATCAGTCTTTTTAGAAGCGGTCTTATAGTAACGCGTAATTATATTACGTTGCTCTTCAACGGTATCTAACTTAAGATTGTCGTAGTCAACGTTAAAGTTTTCGTAATAGTCTTTCAACGAGTCTCCACCAGCAAAGGCATATTGAAGAGCCGATTGAAAATCAGGGGGGATAGCGCTCCAAATAGATTCGAATGCGTCTGCTCTGTATGCGTCACGAGTTAGTTTAGCTGCCTGTTCTTCAGCATCGTCTGCTGAGAAATCGAAATCGTCAGGAACCACTAATAAACCTTGAGACTTTAAGAACTCTAAAGTTGTGGGACTTGCAGTATCGTCGTCAGGATCGTCATTATTATCCTCGATTACTGGAGGCTTCACAGCAGGCGGATCGTCGGTGGGAGTATCGTTATCTTTTAATTCTGGTGGATCGACTGTAAGGTCGGTGTCCTTCGAACTCGAAGTGTCCTCAAATTTGAAATCGTCAAGATCTATATCTAAGAAACCTTCCATTGTATCTTCTATCATTTGCAAAGGTAGTTTGTTATAAAAGTGTTAAATTGATGAAAATCGAACTATTTTTAGTTATTAATAGCTCTTATTGCGTAGGTTTGCCCTTAGCAGCCTTCTTTTTTATCTCGAGTTCATCTTCTTTGAGATCTAGAGCACGATTTTTAAGTTCTATGTCCGCTTTAAATTTAGCGATCTCCAGTTGATCTGGAACTTTATTATTGTCTATATCCTGATCTTTTTGAAAAGAGAACGTCTGCATTTCAGCTATAGCAAGTTTAGTCTCAAGTTCCCTAGACTGTTTTAAGAGTTCGAATTCTTGTTGAGCTTTCTGAGCTTCTTTAGCTGCATCGATCTGTCGCTGAGCAGCTTCCGACTCGCGTTGATATGCCTTCTCTTCGGAAGCACTTATCTGACGCTCCAAGTCTTCGGTGGAAGTAGCTTTATACGACTTAATTAGATCGGAGAACGTAGTTTTACCTGCTCTTATTAGAGCTTCTGCTACCGACTCGAGCATATTTTGAATTTTTAGATCCTTGTTAGAGTTGGATACGAAAATGCCTAAATCGGACGAATCGAGAGAATCTGTAGTAAGCTCTAACGTAGCTAGCGACATATCATCTAAGATATATTGCTTAACAAGATTCTTGCCTCTGAAACACCTAAGAGCTACATCCAGTAGCGAATCAAGTACAGACTCCCAAAGATCTTGGTGCATCTGAAAGAATATCTCTGTAATAAGAGCAGACATTGTAATGTTAGACTGCGCATTTGTAACAGCCTCATTAGGGGCTGTTTGCCCTTCGCGAGATTTTGTTACACCAGCAACATCTGATATCTGATAATCTAGTGCATCTAATAAGCTAACATAATTTAAAATGTGCTGCATATTAGACCAATCGGACGTACCATGGACTTTTCCTCTTTGACCCTGACCAGGTTGGTCGGCATTCTGAAGAGGATTATAAAAATCTATGTTAAGTTCTTTTAAGTAATAGAGAGTTTTCTCGAGACCTACCTCAGGGTCGATCATAGTTACATCAAAGTGAAAAACTTTACCCTGATCTTGGGCTATAAGTTTTTTCAATTTGTGCATCACTATGAAATAGAGATATTGATAAGGCTTCATCCTATCCATAAGGGATATAGAGGGAGCGTTCATCGCTGAATAAGCTACACCGTGATAACCTAACTTAACAGCATATGGCTCATCAATACGACGAAATTGATAAGTTTTAGGACCTATCATCGTATAAATATCTGCTCCAATTTTAGTGCCTGTCCAAATCTCTGGTATATACTTCCACTCGAGCGAGTAATAATTTCCTATAGAGTCGTTCCAAACACTCGAAGTGGTTCTCATATTATATGGTCCGGTGGTGATCTGCTTTGTAGCAGTAGATGGTATCTCAAAATCTTCAGATACTATCTCTGTTTGCTCGTCTCCAAACTCGTTAGAAAATGTGAGGAATCCTACTTTACGCTGACTGCGCCATTCGACGTGATAAACCAAATGGTCGTCAGAAGGATTGGAAGAAAGATAAGATCCTTCGGTCATGGGAGATGTAAGCATACCATTCCAATATTGATCTGCCTCATCGTGTCCATACTGCATAGCAGGAGATACAAAATCTGCCCGCATGCCAAATTTTCCCTCAAAAGTCGAGTCGATCTTCTTAAGATCAGCCTCGGAAAGAAAATCAGCATAACGATCTAAAATCTCTCCAGAGGTCATATATGTACGATAACCAGCGTACAGGGCATCTTGTACATACTTAGTTTCGGGAGATTTGTGATAAAATACTCCGAGCGGATTTAAGATATCTACACACGGAAGATTGTTTTCCTCACCAACATATACATACTCGGCGCCAGCTATTAGCGCATGCTTATAAGCGTCATTCTTTTTAGACTTGATAAGTAGAACGCGATATAGATAGTTAAGAATTTTATTAGACAATATCTCGCGAGCATCCAAGTAGGAGGTCTTCATGAGTTTGTCTACCTCATCAGGAGGAAGTATCTCGTTAATGGACGAGTCTACAAACTCTTTATCGGTGGAGCCTAGTTCTTGGATGATAGTCTGAATTTTCGAGTAGACGAATTGCCGAAGAAGATAGTCACGATGAAGAAGTTTAGACTTAACCCCCTCCGAGTTGACTAGCACCGCTTTAAAGGAAAAAGGTCTAGAGAGTTCGTCACCCAATAGAACTTGAATTTTGTTGTAAGTCTTGTTGTAAGGTAATATAGCATCGCTAAATTGACCAACCTCGAGTCCTAAAGGATTGCAAATAGTCTCAAAGTCTCTTTGATTGAGAATATTATTATAAAGCTGGTAATTAGAGAGCATCCTATTATAATCGTCACCAGACCTGCCAGGAAAATTGGGATCGATGGCGTGTTGCGATATAATAGAATCGAGAACATCCTTTGCCCACTTGAAGTCGTTAGCCGACTTTTCTTGATAGGAAAGGCGTTGTTTTGGAAATGTTTTCATTAAATAAGCGCCTATTGTTTGTAATTAAACGCTTCAAATCGATTTGCAACTCGGTTTGCGCGCTTTGATTTATTATTTTCCTTTTGTTAATTGAGTATAGCTCTTCTAATCCTATAACAGCTCCTACCATACCCATTACAGCATCGAAGTTGCCCTCCATGTTAAATGTAATTAGCTGATTAAGAAGAAATGTATCTGGAATAAGATCGAGATTTCGAACACCTGGCTCCCTTTCAGTAAGTAGCCAGCTACGCAAATATTGTAGAGCTTCCATCTTGATTTTCTGATTAGACATTGGATAACCATAAACCAGTGGAGTATTAGTGTTGTACGAAGCTTTTCGATTAAATATGTGAGTAGGTTGAAGAGCTAATAAATCTAAACGATGTACTTTCTCGAAATAGTCTTTTACATTACCTACTGCATTTTCAAAATAAATTTTAGCATTTCCGTAAAAGAGAGAAAGTTTATGGAGGATTTCATTTACCTCGTTTTTCCCCATATAAGGTCGACCCACGTAGGTAGCTACTATCTGGTCGTACCCTACAGTGGTAGGATACCGATTAGTTTTTAAAACGTAGATAGATGCAAAAGAGCCAGCCTGAGGATTATCATCTTTGAATGGGTCGCAACCTATAATGTACGCACCTTCAGGAGTCTTTCCATCTTCTAAATAAGGAAACTCATAAATAACAATTGCTCCTTCTTTTTCAGCATCTTCGGGCCATGGATGCACATCTATAGGAGTGAGTCGATGATCTATTTCGTAGGAGACTCCATTATACGGAGACGACGGATCGAACAAGAGATTTACCTTATTTTGTAAGAGATCTTGTTTATCAAGAATCTCAGAAAGTCTTCTACGTAACTCTGGTACAGGAAAGATATTAGAGTTACGTGTAAGAAACATTTCAGAAGGGACAATTGGACGATATTGCATCTCCTTATTAAGCGCGAAGGATCCTCCCTTGCCTGAGCGAACTTTCTGACGCTCTTTAAGTAGTGCGTCTTTAGCCTGATCTACTTTAGAAAAGCCACGTTCGTCCTTAAACTGATTAAGTGCTAGATAGGCTGGTACAAAAAAGGCTATCTGGCCTCTATTTTCCCAAATGTCCGGAAACGAAAGGATATTATAAGCCTCGGGCGAGTAGAACATTTCGAATGCGGCAAGTGTGCCCATCTCCATATCACCACCAGTACCCATCATAAGGAGAGATCCAATTTGTCTAAGACCATCTCTAAGATTGTCCTTAGTGTTTGCATACACCTCCTTTAAATTAGAAAAGAGACCTACCTCCTCTAATACTATAGCTAAAGGACGTGATCCCTGATCTGCGAATGGATTATCGTTAAAAGTACGGTGCTTAATAGTAGAGCGAGATCCTGCGGTTTCCCAACCACCTTTATAACGCCTGCTATACGTAGCCTCTATTTGCTTACCGACTGTCCAAGAGCCGCGATACTGCTTGGACAGTGGAGATGGATAGAGAGTATTCCCTATAATCTTAGAGCCTGGAAGAAGATCCAAAGCAATTTTAGTTTTGTTTAGAAGAAGCGAAGATTTATCGGACGTTTCGGCGCCGACAGTAAGTTCAATCTTTTGCGGATTCTTTATAATTTCCTCGGTATAATGTGTTGCGCCATCTACCAAGAACTGATGAAGCACAACGCCTACACCTACCATATATGACTTACCAGTGTCGCGCGAACCCAGCATTAGAAGATTCTGTGCAGAATTCTCGTAAAGAGCTCTTCCCTTAGAATGGGGATGATGTTTGCGAAGATTCTCAGACGGAGGTATGTAGAGTTTTCGAGTGCCATCTGGACGTAGAGCTGATGGTGGTAACCACTCGTCTGGAATGAGAGGATCAAGTAAGTCTTTATTAGACGAAAAGTCGTCGTCGAGTTCGAATCCGGAAAATCCTCTAGCTTCGGTCCAGTTATAAAAAAATTCCCATTCGAGGTCTCGAAGGGAAGGACGCATCAATTTCTTTAAGTTAGAGTTGCGCGGAGAAGCCTGAATAGTACCCATGTTTACATAGAAGTAAAGGCCTGGTGGCATATAGTAGCCACCAAGCCAATACCCTTCGAAACATCTTTTTCGTTGCTCTCTCCAAAAATAAACATACTCTTGGGAAAGCGGGTGTAAATCAGGAATATCTATTACGAATTCTTGAGGATTAATTAACATT